AAAAAAAAACACTAACGGCAGGACAACAGAAACTTAAAAGCTACCTAGAAGAAATGGTACATCAAAGACAAGAGAGAATAAAATATAATGAAGTACATGAGATTATAGCTCAGCTATTAGTTGACGAATATTTAGGACACTGTAAAGAGTCAGTAAAAAAGACAACAACTCTCTCAAGATTTATGAGAGAAGTATACAGACATGACACAGAAAGAAAAATATTCTACCCGAAGAGAACAAAGGAAGCAGAGAAAGAATACATAGAGTGGTCAAGAGCAAAGACTAAACAAATGTTTTAATGAAAAAGCATACAAAAATATATATGGATCATTTCGGTTATGGAATAGAAGACTTTATCACAAGTGAAATAAGTGGTCAACAAGCAACACAGATACACCACATAATTCCAAGAGGAATGGGATGAAGCAAAGAAAAAGACTACATAGAAAACTTAATAGGACTAACATTTGAAGAACACGAAAGAGCAGAAAAAAGAAAAGAACCTTGGTTAAGTGCAGAAGAACTTATAGAAATACATATTAACTTTATGAAAAACTATGAAAAAAACATTTAAAGAAAAACTAGCAAAACTTGGATGGACTCAAGCAAAGCTAGCAAGATCAATACAAGAAAAGAAAGGAGGTAAGTATACCTACCATGAACAATCTATAAGCAGATGGTCAAAAAACAAGGCAGTCCCTAATGTATTTAACTTTAAACTTATATCAGACATCCTAGGAATAACAATGGAAGAAACTTATGAACTTTTTTCTTGACAAGAATTGAAAGATAAGATAGTATAGATACGTCAACAAGGAGAGGAGACATTCAGAGATAACAACAGACACTCTGGCAGCATCCACCTGAGACAAATAATAATTTTTAATTCTTATACTATGAAAGACTACAAGGTAAAGATAACTCGTATGATTATCAAAGATATTTCGATGGAAGCAAAAACAACAGAGCAAGCAGAGAAGAAAACAGAAAAACTAATGAGAGAATTAGGAAGTGAAGTGTTTGAAGATGCACACTTTGTAAATGATCAAATAATCTCTATAGATGAGATAAAATAATTCTTAATTTCATTAACATGAAAACAAAAACAAAAGAGTTAGTTGTTTCCCTCCTAAAAACAACAAAGTTATCAATCGAGTTAATAATAATGATTTGATTGAGGGGGTGAAAAGCAGTACTCATAGTGCATAGATACATTAAACAAAAAAATTGAATGAAGGACTGGCAAATAATATTGTGTTATCCCTTTATGATAGTACTGCTACTAGTCTCTGTCATAGCTATCTTGTTTCCTCCTAAAGTTCAAAGTTTAGAATTTGTGAAAGTGCCTCAACAAGAGCTTACATTTAAGCCAGAAGTAAAAAATATATCAACATGGTTAGAGACAGGCATAAATAAGACAATATTCAAAGAAGATGCAGGTTACAAAGAGGAAAGGGCTAGATACGCTTACAATTACGCAAAAGAAGAGAGACAGTTTACACACGAACAAGCAATGTACATGGTAGTACAACTGCATATAGAAAATGGAACATGGGACGAAAACAGAAGAGGAGATGCAGGATGTTCAGTAGGTCTTAGTCAATGGAATGAATGTGCTAGAGGAGAAGTGCCTTATAAAGACTGGCAAGGACAAATTAGAATGATGATAGACGAGATAGCAACAAAGATGCATTTTACAACATTTGATATGGCAAGAGTTAGTTGGAATAAGCCAGCAGTGTTAAAAACAGGACAATATAAAACAGTTTATTATTATAAGATAGAACAACATAAGGATCTTTTCAATTTATAATATTTCCTTCTCTTGCCCCTAACCCCATTCTAGGGGCAGGAATAAGTAAATATGACATCATGCTAAAAAACTGCGCTAAATGTCGTCCTATCTTCTGTGAGGATTCAAGAAGACCTGAGAAGCCTTGTCCCACTTGGGACGATAAACAACGCACATTGAAGAAAATTGGAAAGAGGAAGAAAAAAGTGAGGTGGAATTTGTTTAAGAACTTTAAATTTTAATTATTATATTATGAAAGTTTACAAAACTCAAAAAGATGTCGAAAAAGATATAAAAGATGGAATACTGTCAATTAAAGGAGATGTAAAGTTTAAATGTAATATATGTGTTGATGTAAAAATAATTGTCGACGCAGGGAACATCGACGCATGGAACATCAAAGCAGGGGACATCAAAGCAGGGGACATCGACGCATGGAACATCGACGCATGTGACATCGACGCATGGAACATCAAAGCAGGGGACATCAAATCAGGTGACATCAACGCAGGGAACATCGACGCAGGGGACATCAAAGCAGGGGACATCAAAGCAGGGGACATCGACGCAGGGAACATCGACGCAGGGAACATCGACGCATGGAACATCAAAGCAGGGGACATTAAATCAGGTGACATCAACGCAGGGAACATCGACGCATGGAACATCAAATATTACGCATTTATGAATGTATATAGAAATATAAAATGTACAAGCTATAAAGCAAAAAGAAGTATTTATTCAGAACCTCAATGTTTAGAAGGAGAAATAATAATTAAAAACAAGGAAACAGTTGAATAAATAACAATAGAAGAGTTTAGAAGAGAGTTTAAACCAAAAAAGGAAATTTCCTTAAAATGCAAAAGAGACTTTAAAAGATTAGATATAAAACTTGACAAACATTAAATGACAATATATAATATATTTAGACATTAAGTCAATAACTTATTTTTTAACAAAAACAAAAACATGAAAAACGAAATCCACACAATCATTGTAACTTGCTTAACATTATGGAGCTTTTCTGCTGTAGTAGCAATAGCTCATAAACTATATTATTTATCATAATACTATGAAGAAGCTAACAACTACATTATCGGCTATTTTAATTCTTTTGGTTGTGTACACAAGTCCTATTAGCTACCAAGACTGGAAAGAGAAAGGAAACTATTTCTGGGGAGGTTTTGAAGGATTTGTAAACTACTACTCATCTCAAACAGAAGAACGCAAAGCAGAGATTAAAGAGAAAGGATATTACGATGTAAATGTATTTAACGGAACAGAAGACATTCTAGAATGGAAAGAAAACAACGATCTAGATCAAGACTGGACTTATGTAGTTGAATAATGTATAATACAATCACAAAAAAGAAATGTGATAAATGTGTAGTAAAGACACGTTACTCAGAAGATGTAACATGGAGTGACGTAGAAGGATAACTAAGCTTCTGTCCTCCTTGTTACATAGAAATAGAAGAAAGGGAGTTAGAACAGTTAGAAGAAGATTACGGAGAAGGTAGAACTATTAACCTAATTAATAAACATGCCAACTTACACTTATAAATGTCCTAACTGCAAAGAAGAGTTTGAGATGACAAAAGAAATGCAGTCATCTCACACAGAAGAAAAATGTGAGTGTGGATCAATAGCAATTAAGCAAATAGGAGTTCCTACAATCAAATGCATGGGAACAGGATGGACAAAGAATACATTTGCAAGAAACGTAATAGATGATTATAAGAAAAAGAATAGCAAGGTAAATGATTCTTATCTTTAATTTATGAAATTATTTAGAGTAGAAATACCAAACGGAAAAAGCTCTAAGAGAGAAGCAAAGGAACACACAGAAGGATTGTTAGAAGTTTATAATTAAAACAATATTAAACTTATTACTAGGAATACTTTTCATCTTCACAACAGGACTGCTAGAAGCACAGGACTTTTAATTAATAAAAACAACTACAATGAGAGCAGACAAGAAAAAAAACAAAGATAAGGTTGCAGCCTCTTTGATTAAAAACCCACTACAAACAGAGAAAGAGATTTCTGAAGACACTGGATTAGGTATGGGAACAGTTCATAGAGCCAAAAAAGAAGTGGAGAAAACTGGAAAAAAGGACGATAGAATCATTAGTTTAACAGATGCAGACTTCGAGATATTAAAGCTAACACAAAAGCACACAAAAGAAAGACTAGAGGATAAAGACAAGGCTAAAAAGATTAATGCAAGGGACATGACATACATTGGAGACATAGCAGCTAAGCGTTATCAGATATTCAGAGGAGAGATAACAGACAAACATGGAGGATTAAAGAACTCTGTAAAGGATAAAAGCACAGAGGAGCTTTTAAAGATTATTGAGGAGTAATGTTATACAACAATTCTTGTGATTATAACATATTCTTGATCGATTTTTACGGGGGTTAGGAAGAATTAAAAAATAAAAATTGGCTTATAGACTAACTGTTTGACACTTGACAGATAATTCACAGAAAAAACAGGCCTTAAAAGAGCTGGCTATCAGAGAACTTGCAAGACGCAAGTTTTTTAATTATGTGAAATATGTTTTCAAACCATACGTTTATGAAAAGTTTCACAACAACTTTTTCCAGAAGCTAGATGATGTTAAGAACGGAAAACTTAAAAAGCTTATGGTTTTTCTTCCTCCTCGTTCTATGAAAAGTGAAGCTATCGCTAAACTTCTCCCTAGTTGGTATCTTGGGGATCAGCCTAGCAAAGAGGTTGTTTGTGCTTCTTATGGATTTGATTTAGCTGTTAAGCATAGTAGGGAATGTAAGGGATACACAAAAGAACAAGAATTTAAAAATATTTTCCCAGATTTTAAGTTGGCAGACGACAAAAAGGAATCAGGAAACTGGGAGACATCAGAGGGAGGAGGATATTATGCTGTCGGTGTAGGAGGAGCATTAACAGGAAGGGGATTTGATCTTGGTATAATTGATGATCCTGTTAAAAACAGAGAAGACGCAGAAAGTCCTGTTATGAGAGAGAAGATTTGGGATTGGTATACATCTACATTCCTAACAAGAAGACAAGGTGCAAATAGTGCTATCATTATTCTAATGACAAGATGGCACACAGATGACTTGGCAGGAAGGCTTCTTGAGCAAGAAGGAGATGAATGGGAGGTTCTGTCTCTTCCAGCTATAAATGATGCCAATCAGCCCCTAATCGAGAACAGAGAGGGGTTTGGTTTAGAGTTTTATGAAAAAATGAGTGAGAGTATCGGTACTAAAGACTTTGAAGCTCTTTATCAACAAGACCCCATAGCTGGTAGTGGTAATATATTCAAGAAGGAAGACTTTAGATATTTTGCATTATCAGACCTAAGCTTTAAGGAATTTACAATAGGGATTCATGTAGACCCTGCTTGGTCAACAAAACCAGACTCAGACGATGTAGCTGTATGTGTAACAGCGCAGCACAGAATAAACAAAGAGATTTATGTTTTAGATATTTTTGGAAGACAAATTCTTCCATCAGATGCTTATGCTTACATTTTAAGTGCAGCAGAGAAGTGGAAACAGTTTGCACCTATCGATTTTATCAGCATAGAGAAGGTTGATCTAAGCAAAAAACAAGGTGAGTTTATTACAGGATTTGAAGAGTATATGAGATCTCAAAACAAGTTTTATACACTTTTCTATCATGAACCAAGGGGGCAAGGTAAAAAGCAAGACAGGATTAAATTTAAGCTTGAGCCAATGCTTAATCGTCATGCTCTTTACTTTAGAAGTGATGACATTGCAAACAAAGATTGGCAAAGATTAGAGACACAGTTCCTTAAGTTTCCAGTAGGATCACATGATGATTTAGCAGATGTTATTACGCAGGGTGTAGCGATGTGGCAAGAAAACTATGCACCTAAAAACGACATAATAGAAGCGCTAGAAGATTATTATAGATAAAAGTAGTTGAAATACACAAGTTTTTGTGTTAAAGTATTTCTGCAACGGTTAGATACTAAAAACAGATTAATATGGCAATAACAAATCAAGGTGACACTCTTGATAAAGATGTCGTTGCAACCAGACCAGACCGAGGGGATGATGAAATAGGAAGAACGGTCATGCAGTTAATCACAGATGTTACAGATGTTAAGGACAAAAAAGAACAAACTGTGCATTCTGCCAAGGATTTATACGACAACGTTATTAACGGAGAAGCACCTACAAAGGCAGAGCAACTACCAAGTTACTTGCCTGTTCAGCTTGTAAACAACTTTTACAGTCTGATTCAAGTACCAGATGTTAATATTATTAACACAGGTTACATTCCAGAGCTTGAGGTTGCTATGACAAAGTTTTTAGAAATGGTCGTACATGATGGAGGATTTAAGGATTTAATGGAGAAAGGTTTCTCAGGTTTCCATCAAGCAGCTGCTTATGGAGACTACTACGTTTTATCACACACAGCAGTACTTAATGACAAATCATCAAGAAAAAAAGTTAAAAAAGGAGAAAAGTTTATAGAGTATCAAGGATTATCAGTAGGTAATTTCTTTTTTAATCGTAGGGCTACATCAATTAGATCAAACAGTGTAAGCCAAAGCATGTCACGTTGTCTAATCACAACAGACATGAATATTTACGAAGCAGAAAGAGTTTTCCCTGGAATTACAGATGTAGCCCAACCTGGAGACATTCCATCAACATTACAAGAAGACAATCCAACAGACCTATCAAGTGACAACCAGCAAGCATACGACAGGCAAAAGAGCTTACAAATTGGCTTCTTCTTTGACTTGCCTAATCAGGTTTTTAGTATCAGAGCAGGATCAAATAACGCAGAGTACAAGACAGTAGAAGGGGATGATTTTGAAAAAGCATTCTCTATTTGGTGGAGAGGAAAACAAAAGCCAATGATTCCGCTATCTGGATTCAATATGATTCCTAGATCAGAGACTCTTTATTCTAGTGGATTAATTGAAACATTTTACAGAATTGCAGTAAATGAAGGGCTTTTGCAGGGTTCTCTAACTAATAACGTTCTAGACAGCAATTTCTCTCCAATGATTCTAAATGTAGAGAATGCAGAAGCAGGAAAACTTCTCAAGCAGCTTAAAATGGGTAAGAATGCTATGGAAAGAGGAGAAAGAGCAGTTATTATCCCTAATGAAGGAAGCAAGAACCAAACAGGAGGAACAGGAAGAACAGGAAGAGCAGATGTAAGTTTTATTAAACCAGAAGAGTTAACAGGAGAAAATGAAAGGCTTTTAGCTGTTTACGATAGGATCATTAAAAGAATGGGGTATAATCTTGATATTAATTTTACAGACCCAAACAAGACACTAGGACAAACAGAGATTGACATCCAAAGTGCAAACAGAAACATCTCAACAATCTTAGGAAACAATTCTGATTTCTTTGAGTTTAATTATTCAGTAGCAATTGACAGAATTATTAAGTATGGTAATGAAAATGACGACACAGTTTTTGGAAGAGATGTTAAGATTGATGTACAAGGAGAAGAAGTTCCTTTAACAAGACTAGTAGGACAAGATCTCACAGTAGGATTTATGGTTAGACTTTTTAAAGAAGCTAAGGACACAATGAGACTTCAGATTAACACTAAGAGTGGAAACACGTTTAACGATATACTTGAAAGTCGAAGTCTAAGAAGAAGGCTCCAAACATCAGTACCTGGAAGTCCAGAGTTCTTAAGAATCCAAAGTGCTTTAAGCATCCTTAACGGAGGAAGAGCGCTTACACAGAATGATTTACAAGGACAAGGAGGTGAACTTCCACAACAACCACAAAACGTAATCAACTCACAAGGTGAAGAAACTCTACAATAGATTAAAAACAAAGTTGATAAATCTTGTTTTATGTAGTAGAATACAATCAAGCTACAAAGATCTATCAATACAGCAGAAATTTGACGCATATTCTTTGCACAAAGATTACGCTGGTCTAAATGAAGAAATAGTAAAGATAGTTATTGGAGAAGTTATACAGAATTATGCTAAGAACGATAGAGAAGTTGAGTTTGCGAGAGATATACTTACACTACAGAATGATTTAATAAAAATGTATCATGATATAGTAGAGAAGCAAAAACAATAGTTCTTTAAAAGCATAGGCAACGGAATTTAATGCCTCGTTTGGGGTTGTAGCTTCCGTTGCCTACTGCCCTGAACCAGGTGTTAAACCTGGTTTTTTATTATTTATTTTTATTACTATGACAGTTACAACTGAGGTTGAGGACAAAAAAGTTGAGTCTCAAAACAGTAAGGACACTGAGCAGGTAAACGAGGCTCAGGATAGTTCAGAAACTAAATCTGAGCAGAACGCTCAAGACAAAGAGTCACAGCGCAAAAAGGCCGCTATGGGTCAGATCAAATCTTATCAGTCTAAGATTGATGATGGTGAGATCACCAAAGAAGATGCTCCTGCATGGATGCAGAACGATCTAAAGGAATCTCCTGAAGATTTGAAAGCACAGGTCAAAGCTGAGGTACTCGATGATCTAGAGTTTGAAAAACTTCAAAATCAACTTCCTAGTGATTTATCAGAGGAACAAACAGAACTGATTAATAAAACAATCCAGTCTGAGATGAAACTTGGTAAATCGAAATCAGAAGCACTTAAGTTTGCTACTTATAAAGCAGACGTTAAGTTGCAGAAGGTTGACCCTAGGGACACGCATTTGGAGTTGACCTCATTCCCAGTTATAAAGGCAAGAAAGACAAAACCGAAAAAAGATGAAATCATTAAGACGAACTCTGACAAGGTTTTTGTAGAAGCTCTTAAACAGAAATACGGGATTGAGATTAAAAATTAATTCTTAATCTTTATTAAAATGGCAACAATTATTCCAAACTTTGTTCAAGGCGAAAAGCAGAACAACGAAGCACATCCTTATGCTGTAAAGTCTGGCACATCTGCTACTATTACAGTTGGGGACATTGTCATTGAAGATACAACAAACGCAGGTTACGTTAAAGCTGTTGGAACAGCAGAAGTAACTAGTGAGGATGTTATTGTTGGTGTGGCTACAACTACATCCACAGAAACAACCTCAGCAGACGGTGTTGTATTAGTAAATGACGAGCTTGCGACACAAGTATTTGAAGCTAAAACTGTTGGAACTCCAACACAAGCTCAAGTAAACTCGATTGCAACAATCACTTCAGCAGCAGATGGTACTCAAAAAGTTAATGAGGACAGCACATCAGGTGGTGTGGCTAAAATCATTGATTTTGATGCTGACAAGGGTACAGTAAAAGTTAAACTAATCACAGAAGGTATATCTACAGGAGCACGCTTAGCATCTATTCAACAAACAGTTGCTTTAGCAGACTTTACTGACGGTGGAGGCACTTCTGGTACAGTTGTTTTACGAGACGGAATCCCTGTAGGAGCATTAGCAGTACAGACACTTATTGATGATGTAACAGGATTTGCAGGTAACACTTCGGCAGTACTTACTGTAGGAGATGGAACAGACGCTGATCGTTACAACACAGGTGCTCCTGATGTATTCTCAACTGCTACAGCAGTAGCAGCAGGTGCTGTTTCAGGAACAGCTTTACACACAACAGCAGTTAATACAGTTACTGTAACTGTAACAAGTGCAACAGACTTTTCTGCAGTAACAGCAGGAGAGGCTACTATTACTATTTTTTACTACACTGCTGGATAATTAATCTTTAACTATTTAATAACATGGCAAATACAACCAGTCTAACCCCTACCCTGCTGGAGAAAGGCTTAAATGAAGTTTTTTACCAGAAATATGGTGAAACAACTCTAGGTATGATTATGTCCGACGATGTATTCAATTTTAACAACGTAAGCATTGGGATGTCTGAGACAGACCTTGCTCTAGCAGCTATATCTGAGTTCTTAGTAACAGAAGAGCAAGCTAACCTTAATCGTGATGAGGTACTTGAAAGGGGATCTACAATCTATCAACACGATATTTACTCAAACGGTTTTGATATTTCATACAAAATGCTTTTAGCAGATGAAACAGGTCAAAACATGATTGAGCAAGCAGCACAACTTGGACAAGCTGCACGTCAATCACAAGAAAAACAAAGAATGGGAGTTCTTCGTAACGGAGGAACAACTATTGGTTTAGATGGAGTACCTTTATTTAGTGACTCTCATCCTCTTGCTGATGGAACAACTCAAGACAATAACGTAGCATTCAACACAAATCTTTACACAACAATTAAAGATATGATGAGTGTTTTACGTCAACAAGTTCAATATAACGGAGATCTTTCTATCGCTAAAGATCCTTCAATGTTGATCTGTACTGAAGACAATTTCGATTCAGTTATTGAAGTTGTAGAAGCGGAAAATATTCCAAATGCTACTAACAATAACGAAATCAACTTTATCTCTAAGAAATTCCCAGGACTAAAAGTAGGATGGAATCCTTATCTTGGAACACGCTTTGGAGGTGAAGACAAAGATTTATTCATGGTTACTGACAAAACAAACCACAAACTTAAAGTTATGGTTCGTGAAGGAATTAACACATGGTTAAACCCTTGGACTGAAAATGACAATATTGTAACTAAATACAACGCTAAATACGTTGAATCTAGTGGATTCTCTGACTACTTAGGAACTGTAAAAGGACAATCATCAGCATAATTGTTTTACTCTGCCTTCTAAGGAGGGTAGAGATAAGATTATTATTTAATTTAAATACTATGGGAATGATCGCCATTTCTCCAAAAAGCATCCCTGAGGGGACAGCGCTAATGAACAACAAAACTGTTTGTCATTGCTCAACAGTTTCTAAAGAACCTAAAGAAAAGGTTCAAAAAGAAGTTGTAGAGGAAGTTCAGGAGGTTCAGGAAGTTGAGACAGAATCAAAAGAACCAACTCTTGAGGATGCAAGAGAACTTTACAAGGCTGAGTTTGAAAAAGAAGTGCCTGTAAACAAGAAAAACGATAAAGAATGGATTTTAAGTAAACTTAACTAAATATTATGACCAGAACAGACGGTAATGGGAATCTTTCAAAAGAACAATTTTCTCATGATGAAATTATAACTGATACTAAGCTTCCTTTTGATGTTAATGATGGTAAAAACCCATTCAACATACACTGTTTAGTGGGCGGAGATATAACATTCATAACATGGGGAGACGAGACAGTAACAAGAACGCTTGTAGCTGGTGATACTTATGAAGTACAAGCAAAAACAGTTACAACGATACCAGATGATACATCTTTTTCAGCATTTTATTAGAAAATAATGAGTTATATACAAGGAGTAAAATCAACGGACGGACAACCAGTAGACATATTAGCAGATGAACAAGGAAGATTAGAAACAAAATCTACTTTCACTTCAGACATTCAAGATCCAGTAGCAATAAATTCTGATAGTATATACTCTTCAGATGTAGATTTTGATAATTCAGACTTTACAGACTGGACAGGAACACCATCAAATTTATTCAAAAGCCCTTTTTCTGCTTCAATTGTAAATAGTACAAGTGACAACCCAAAACAAATAATTGTTGCTTTTAATAGGACAGTCAAGGCTCTTCAAATTGGATTAGGTGAAAACAATGGAGGAGATTTCAGTAATGTAAAAATAAGCCTTCTTGGTTCAGCTGGTGCAACTAGGTCAATATTTGATGAAAGCACAGATAATACAAAAAAAACATCTCTTAATGTTGAGTTTGAGAATGAGTTATTTAATTCAATTTTGATTGAATTTTTAACTGCTGACACAGTTTCTTTATCTAATTTAACTATTCAAAAAGCTAGATACAACACAACTCAAGTACAGGGAGAAGATCCTAATGGAAACTTTGTTAATGCAAAAGTTTCAACAAAAGGAAATCTTCAGGTTGATGTTGCAGAATATGGAGACACTTCTTCTATTGATGCCTTTGCAAGACTAAGAACATCAATACCATTTACAATTTTTGACTCAAAACAGCTACATGATAAGCAGCCTTTGTTTTGGGATGAAGAACTAGGTGGAAGTGCAACAAGTGTTCACAGTTCTGTTAATGCAGAGACACTTATGACAGTGACAGCAAGTGCTTCTGACTATGTAATCAGACAAACTAAGCAGCGGTTTAATTATCAACCTGGAAAATCTCAATTAGTTTTCTTTACATTAAGAATTCCTCAGAATACAGGAGTAACCTGTAGGTCTGGTCTTTTTGATGGAACAGGAGTAAATAATTTAACTCCAAATAACGGTTTTTTCTTCGAGTGTAATTCTGGTATTTCTTGGAATATTGCTAAAAATGGAACAACAGCAGAATCAATACTTCAGGCAAACTGGAACGAAGACACTCTTGATGGATCAGGTGATGCAAACAACCCAAGTGGCATTGAGTTAGATACTTCTGCAACACAGATATGTGTTCTTGATTATGAGTGGTTGGGAGTTGGGCGTGTTAGGGTTGGTTTTGTTATTGATGGAATAATTAGATATGTCCATTATTTTAATCACGCTAATGATTCTTCTTTTACAAGTGTTTACACAAGCACTCCAAACCTACCTATAAGATACCAAATTGAGAGTGATGGTTCAGGAGGAGGAACGCTTTCACATATTTGTAGTACTGTTATTTCAGAAGGAGGAATAGAGGAAACAGGAGTTAGAAGAAGTGTAGATACAGGCACAACACAGGTTAATGCTGACACTGCAAATACAATATATGCAGTTAAAGGAATAAGATTAAAAGACACTTATTTAGATGTTACAGTTTTGCCAGAATTTTTTAGCATGATAAATGAAGCAGCAGATGACTTTAGATGGTCTCTTTGCCTTAATCCTACTGTTGCAGGAACTTTTACTTATTCAGATGTTGATAATAGCGCCGTTCAAGAAGCAACAGGAGCAACCGCAAACACTGTTTCAGATGAAGGAGTTCTTTTAGACAGTGGGTATGCTGTTGCAGGAACTTTTGGTGCTGGTGGTGGTTCTGACAGAAAATTTACAACAAGTTTAAGAATAGGATCAAATATTGATGGAACACGTGATGAAGTTGTTTTATGTGTAACACCTTTAACTGCAGGTGCAGACATTCAAGCGAGCTTAACTTTTAGAGAATTATTATAAAAAAATATGGCAAATACAAGATGGAAAGACAAAGCAGAACTAACAACACCAGACGCAAATGATAGAATGCCTATCACAGAAGCTCCGACTTCTTCAGCAATTGACAAATATGTAACACCTGACAACCTTTCTAAGGCAATTAATGCTTCTAACGTACCAAACAATCCATCAGGAGGAATTTCAAGCACAAATGTACAAGCAGCTATTGATGAATTGGATTCTGAAAAAATATCTAGTTCTTCCACAGATACTCTTACAAATAAAACAATTGATGCTAATAACAACACAATCACAAATGTTGGTTCATCAGAGATAGAAAGTGGAATAATTACAGACCAAACAGAAAAAGCTTCACCTACTACAGGAGATTTTCTTCTAGCATCAGATGGAGCAGCTGCAGGAGCATTAAAAAAGGTTGATATAGGTAATTTACCAGGAGGTGGAGGTGATGTTGATTCTGTTTTTGGAAGAACAGGAGCAGTTGTAGCAGTTTCGGGAGATTATGAAGCGTCAGAGGTTACAAATGCTTTTGATAAAGTTGCTGATTCTACTACAGATATTACAGAGGGGGCAAATCTTTATTATACTGAAGCTAGGGTTTCAGCTAACTCATCAGTTGCTGCTAACACAGCAAAAGTAACAAACGCAACTCATACAGGAGATGCTACAGGTGACACAGTTTTAACACTTGCCAATACGGCAGTTACTCCAGGAAGCTATACAAATACAAACTTAACAGTAGACTCTAAGGGTAGAATTATAGCAGCATCTAATGGTTCTGCTGAAGTAACAACAGAAGTTTCAAGTGCCACGCCAACAATCAACACAGATAATACAGATATTCACACTATTACAGCATTAGCAACAGACATAACTTCAATGACGACTAATTTGTCAGGAACCCCTACGAATGGGCAATTGCTTGAAATTATATTTAAAGATAACGGAACAGCAAGATCAATAACATGGGGTGCCTCATTTGAAGACAGTGGAACTGTATCACTGCCAACAACTACAGTAATAAGCACAGAACTAAGGGTTTTAGTCCAATATTCTACAATTGGTTCTCTCAATAAATGGGTCTGTATCGCAGTCGCATAATTTAATCAAAAAATATTATGACAACCGAACTACAAACAACGCTTAACGCAGAAATAGAATTATTGCTACCTGACTTAAAAACAGAACAATTGAATTATGTTCTTAATTATGGCAAATATTTACAAAAGACTGAAGTAGACACAGGAACTTTAAAATATGAAGTCCACGAACACGTCGCACCAACAGGGATTGGATTTACTTGTATTTTTAAATCAAGTGAAAACGGAAAGGATTATATAAAGGTGTATGGGTTTGGAGTTGTCAACGGCTCGCATGATTGGCAAGAAGTAATTGAAAATTTAACTTAATTTTATGGCTTGGTTGGGTTCTTGGTCAAAGCGTCGGGAAATAACTGTAAGCAATACAAATATTGACTCTGATTTGACGCACTTTCCTTTGCCGGTTTTTATAAATTCAAGTTCAGGAACAGGGAACAAAGATTTAACTCCTATTTTTGACGAGGTGGGAGCGAACTCTCTTAAAATTGCAATTACAAAATCAGACGGAACAACCCAAATTTACGGAGAAATTGAAAAGTGGGATGATGTAGGAGAGGAGGCTTTTGTCTGGGTAAGTAAAAGTGATTTAACTTTTTCAAGTTCAGGAAATACAACGCTTTACATTTATTACGACAACTCACAACCAGATAACACAACTTGGATTGCTTTAAATGGTAGCCGTACGGAAGTTTGGGATTCAGATTTTGAAGGAGTTTGGCATTTGCCAGAGTTAAGTGGTACTCGCACAGATTCCACAAGCAACAACAATGACTTAACAGATAACAATACCGTAGGGAGTGGAACAGGACAGATTGATGGGGCAGGCGATTTTGAGTTAAGTAATAGCGAATACCTTTCAAGGGCAGACAACGCAAGCTTGAGTATTACTGGAGACATTACCATAGATTTGATTGTTAAGCACGAAACTCTTCCTGCTGAGGGGACAATCCAAGGTTATGTAACAAAATGGAGCGGTTCAGGTACCGCACAACGCTCGTATTATTTCGCACTCCAAACACAAACAGGGCCGATACATAGACTTTTATTTTCAACTACTGATGACGGGGTTTCACAAGATAGCCATTTCCAAGTTGTTACAATAAGCGCAGGTACTAATATTCATTTATCCGTAATTAAAGATACTACCAATGACGAGGTTAAGTTTTTCATTGATGGCTCTCAAGTTGGTTCGACTCGGGTAGGTATACAGAACTCAATTTTTGATGGAAATAGGCGATTCATTATTGGTTCTTATGAGTCTAACGACTCTCCTGCAAACTTCATGGACGGAATAATAGATGAAGTCCAAGTATCAAGCTCTGTCCGTAGCGATGATTGGATAAAGGCAAATTATAACGCAGGAATAGACAACCTAGCAAGTTACGGAGACGAAGAACTAATGCCATCCGCACAAAATTCAAACTTCTTTCTTTTTATGCAATGACATTAACAAAAGCAGACTGCGAAAAAACAAAGGCTGAAATAAAAGAAAGAATAAGCAAGAGCAAAGAGTATTGTGAGGAGGTTATATCAAAAAAAACTCATAATATATCAAACAAACTTCAATTATATATGGAAAAAGGATTAGACAAATTAGAAGAAAAAATCGACAAAATAGATGACAAGCTAGACGACTACTCACAATCAAAAGTGAGCAATAAGATGTTTATGTGGGTGATTGGGATACTTATAGCAATAATGATGGGATTTTCAGGGCTTTTACTCAAACAAACAATCGATATAAGCGTAATTAAAATAGCACTAGGATTGTCAGAAATAATCACAACAAATGACTAGAAAAATCACAGTGGGCAAAAAAGCCCCAAAAATAAAAGTAGGCGGAAAAATAAAGAAAAGAATCCCTGCATATTCTAAAAACAGAATAATGAGACTAAAAACAGGCAAATCAAAAATAGCAAGAAAGCGAGACAGTAAAGGAAGATTTAAAAAATGCTAACATGCCCTTCAAATCCAAACAGAAACGCAAATTTTTATATGCAAAAAAGCCAAAAGTGGCTAAATCTTTTGCAAAGAAAACACCTAAGGGGAAAAAATTACCAAGAAAAGTAAAACGTAAGTAATATTTCTTAATTTATATCACCATGCCAAAAATGTACAAAATGTCAGGAAAAATGACAAAAAAGGGTAAAAAAGGTTCAATGAAAAAATCAGATGGAGTAAGGCTAAGATCAGATGTAAAAATCAAAGCACATCCAAAATCTATGCTTAAAAGAATTAGAAACGGAGAAAGTATGATAGCTAAAAAAAAGAACAAAGTTAAATTTATTTAATACTTATATTATGCCAGCAAAATCACAATCACAAAGACGAGCAGCAGGTGCAGAGCTTGCAAGAAGAAGAAAAGGAGTTAAAAAACAAAAAAAAGCAACAAGACCTTTTGGCAGTGCAAGTATCGCAAAGCTAAAAGAATTCGCAGGAAAAGTAAAAATGATTACAAGCAGAAAACGTAAATAATATATTTTAACCCCCATTATTATGCCAGCAAAAAAAGGATACAGAAAAATGTATATGAAAATGTCTGGAAAAAAGACTAACTCTAAAGGTATTGGAAGCGTACGACCTAAGAAAAAATTACCTAAAGTAACAAAATAAAATGTCAATTACACTAGACACAGCATATACGGCACTTGAGGAAGACCTAAGAAATATAGGCAACGTTGGTCTCAACGCTAAGTTGCGTTGGGCTAAGACTGTTAACGAACAAATTTATGATGAAGTTATTAACAGAAACCCAAGTGACTATGCTTTAAACAACACAATACAAGTTGTTGAAAACACAGTAGAATACGCTAGATCAACAGATTTCAAGAATAGAAACGCTCCACAAACAGGTGTTTATAAAACAACACTCGGCGGAACTGATTTCGGAATACTGAATTTTAATACTGAAACAGGATCTTTTACTGCAGGTTTAACAGTAACAGGTGCAACAAGCACAGCAACAGGAACAATAGACGAAGTACAGTCTTCATATCTTGTCTTATCTAATGTTTCAGGAGAATTTCAAGATAATGAGATTATAACAGACACCTCAACAGGTTCTGCAACGGTTAATGATGAATTGATTGCCTATAATCGTTCAACAGAGCTTGAGAGAGTTACAGAGTTTGGATCTCAAAACGAAGGATTCTATGAAGACGGATCAAACTTAATAATCACACCAAAGCCAACTACTACAAAGGTTCTAATTGATCGTTATATACCAAAATTAGAAGCTTTTACAGCACTTACAGACACTTTTGTAGATATTCCTTATTCAGAAGGAAAATACTTGGAACTTTTAGTAGATTTATTGTTAATTCAATACTATTTGTTCGACAGAAACGATTTCTCAGAACAGCAAGCAGCAGCAAGGTCTAATTCTATTCTTTATAACTTTTTTTATAACATTCAGACTCAACCAAGAGTTTATACTATCTAATGGCAAGAAGAATTGTAAATTTAGGCGCAAGTGCTAGAGGAAGGGCTACAAAAAGCTCTTTTATGGCAAGTTCAGGTAGAAATACACGTGAATTATCACAGCTTTTAGACGTTAATTCTGCACAAAAGATCCAAAACCTTCTTATAGATGCAGATGGTCAACTTATTAAAAGAAGTGGTCTTGATAAATTAGCAGAGGTTACTCTAACAACAGATTATACCTTAAATGAGCAATATTATGGAGAAATTAAGATTGTAGGTTATGACACAACAGTTTCAGCGATAAATGAGGACACAGGAGCAGAAATAACAATAAAAACAGATTTTAGTGGAGGTGCGCCAATCACTGGACAAAAATACGGCAATTATTTTTTTGTAGGAACAGGATCGAATTATGAGGAAAAAGTAGGGCGTATCTCCACTATCTTGAATTATGACGCACAAACTGCAAACTTTACAGTAGGAGAAATAGTTACAGGAGGTACAAGCGGTGCTACAGCAATCATCCTAGAAGACAATAACACAGGAACGAGCGGAACACTTACGCTTGGTAATATTTCAGGAGTATTTGAAGACAACGAGACAATCACAGACCGAGGAGGAGGATCAGCAGATGCAGATGGAATTATAGACTATAGTTACGAACAAATAACAGCAGCTCCTCAAGCAAGAATAATTTATGCTTTCTTAGCTCCTTCAGGATCAACAGCAGGAACAAGGCTTTTTGCAGGAAACCTAAAAGATAACAGATCTTCTCTCCAGTATTCAGATGTTGATGACGGAGGCAATCCTCCTTGGAATGATTGGAATTCTGACAACACAGTAGATACAGGAGGATTTTATAATAATAGAAACCATGGTGAACTTAACACAATAGCATCAATTGGTGAGCAAATTGTAGTTGGTTATGAATCAGGAGATTCTGGATTTAGAATTCAAACAATAGATCTTGCAGGAGTTACCTCTAAGGTGACACCATCAGATTTTGATAATCCAGAGTCAGGAATGGCTAAAGGAGCTATAACAACAAGTTTAGGAGTGTTTTATGGAGTTCCTAACTCAGGTTTTTTCCAACTCATATCAGCAGGATCTACAAATATTCCTTATAGTAGAAACTCCCAACAAATTAGTTTTAATTTAGGAGATGACTACTTTGATGATGTAAACATGGATAATTTATCAATTGTGTATGACACTAAGAGGCACTTAGTATTGTTCTCAATTGGTAAAGATTCAGAGTTAAACAACCTCGTATTGGCTTATAACACTGATACAAACGCTTGGACAGAACACACAATGAATATTAGTGAGTTCACAAAAAGAGACGAAGAAGTTTATGGTAGTAGTTCAATAGATGGAAGATATTTTAAAGTTTTCACAGGAAACACAGACGATGGAAAGAGTATACCTACAGAATATATTCAAGAAGTAAATGTTTTGAATTTAGACGATTTGTTTGATTTATGGGATTTCAAGATTCAGGCAAGACTTGGAGAAGATTCGCAGCATTTTATTGATTTTGCAATATATGATAGAAATGGAACATTTGTCTCTGAATTTATTGACACAAGGGTTATAACAGGAATTACGCCTGTAGATCAATTATTGTCATGGGGAAGTGCAGGTTACGGAGAAACAGGATATGGAGGAGGAGCAAGAGGAGGATGGGTAACAACACAACCATATCAGACAGACACAGTTTATATCCCTCAGGTATGGAGAATGATTGTTAAACTAACAAGTAACGATAAATTACCTGCAAGTTATAACTTCTTTATTGCAACAATAGTTGATAGAGGAGAAAAACTTCTACTTAACAACATTACAACACTTTCAGGTGAAGCAGTTGCTAATACTTATGTTGATGATGTAGCAGACACTTATGTAGATGATTTAGGAAATATTTATGTTGATTTATAATTTTATACTATGGCAGATATTACAGACTTTCAGGATCGCTTTGTAGGGCAAGCAGAAAGAATTACAAGCCCTAACCCAAGACTAGCTTCTCCAATAGAAGAAGATGATCTTATAATAGCATTAACAGCACCTCTTTTTAACGAAGATGGTGTAGTCCCTAGTGTGGATGGATCTATTGTAATTAGAAACATCACAACAGGATACCCAGAAGGGATTAATGTTAAATCAGGAAACATCTCTGCAGATGGACAAACTATCACGCTGGATGCACTAACACAAAGAGGACAACCTGTTGCAGGAGAGAACGGAGTAGACTATGATGGAGGTGTAGAGGACAATAGATCTTCACATCCACAGAATAGTGAAGTAAGATGGCAAATATCACCTCTTGATATGCAAATGGTTTTTGATGCAGTTGATGGTAATATAGGATCAGGTAAGAAGTTTAATGCAAGACCAACTTATACGGGAGATGGAGTTTTAGCCCCTGCAGTATATGCAGACGCAACAGCAAGAGACGCTGCTCTACCAAGTCCTGCAGCAGGTGATAAATGTTTTTTAGATGATGGAACAGGGGAGCAATTTTATGATGGTGTAGGATGGGTTACTTTAGGAACAGCAACACCTATAACTGCTTCTAAGGGTAATGTTAAGGTAGGACAAGACATCCAAAATGACCCAACTGATACAACATTTTTTGTAAAGACAAGCTCTGGAGCAGCTGATGAGGATAAAGTTCCAGTATTGAACTCTAACGGAGATTTAGACGATAACTTTATCGAACAAAACTTTGCACGTAAAGACACGCTAACAGCAAAAGGATCAATGTATGCAGCAAGTGCAGCTAGCACCCCTGCTGAAGTGACTATAGGACCAGATGGTTCAATACCTGTGGCAGACAGTGCAGAAAGTGCTGGAGTTAAATTTACAACAGAGATTCCACTAGCAACAAACATAATTGCTGGCACAAGAATATCATCGCAAGGATCAGGAACAGAAAACTTTTTACACGGTCTAGGGAGAGCGCCAAAAGCAATAATATTCAGCGCTAAAGGAACAGATGATTCATACATTTCCGATGGTTATGTAAATTCTGCTCTTGATAATAATGTAACATGGGTTCTAGGAAGAACAGGTATGACATCAGGAAGAGAAACAGATGCTTGTATTTATATCGGGAATTCAACAAACTATCTTTCTGGAGAAGTAACTTCTGTTGATGCAACAAACATAACAGTAACATGGACTAGTGTGGGATCTGGTGAGGATTTAATATTTAACGCAATTTTAATAGCATAATTATGTCACAAAAAAACGTAAGAAGAACAACAAAGGGAAAAGGAAGAACCTTTAGAACAACAAAAGAAGGAGCGGGAATGACCAAGGCTGGTGTTAAAGCTTTTAGAAGAAAAAACCCTGGAAGCAAACTCAAAACAGCAGTAACAGGAAAAGTTAAAAAAGGTTCTAAAGCTGCTAAAAGACGTAAAAGCTTTTGTGCAAGAATGGGAAGCGTGGCAAGAAGTGCAAAAAATAACGCAAGAGCTGTTGCAAGCATGAAAAGATGGAAATGTCCAAGTATACCTAAACTTAAAAAATAATGGCTACACAAACTGAATCACAAAAACAACAAGTGCGACAACTCCGAGAGGAGAGAATAAAAAACGAAGAAGCATTAAAAAACAAGAGAAATCCTCTTGGTTTTGAGAAATTCGCCCAAGCTGCTCCAACAATTGAAGCACCAACAACTCCAACACCGAGAAGAACAGAAACAACCTTAACAGGAGAAATTGTAAATGTAGGAGAAGGAGATGAGGTTATTCAAAGAAAAGGTGGGATTAGAGAGTTAAGAAGAGCGGATGGAACAACGATACAATTAGAATTTGCACCAAAGGATATAGAACCAGAAACACCAAGCATTGTAGAAACACAAGAAGATATTGAAAAGCAAAGAGAAAGATTGATAACTGATATTGGAGCAGTAGAAGAACAAATTACTCTTAGCAGAGAACAAATAGAGAGAGAAAGAGAAGAAGCACAAGAAATCCAAGAAGCAACAACAGGAGCTTTAACAGCTAGTCTTGCAGAAAGTCGTTTAGGAGCGACAACAAGTGCAGCAGGACAAGCAGCAGAAGCAGGAGTAAGAGCAATTGAAAGACAAGCTGCAACTTTTAGTAACCAACTCCAACAAAATGCAATTACTCTTCAGCAAAAAGAAAGAGAACTTGAGAGAGCTGTAGAAGATTTTGATGAAGAAGCAGCAGATCAACTTGTAGCAGAAATTGCAGCGATACAAGAAGAAAACCAAGCTATCCAGTCTCAACTAGAAGACACACAAACAGAGCAGCAAGCACAGTTGTTTAATGTTATAGACTCGTTAGGTTCATCAGTGGGGCTTCTGCCACCAGAACAAGTAGGAGCGCAGTTTTCAGCAGTGGGCTTACCAAGTTCTTTTGGAGAAGCTTTCGCAATCAGACAATCACAAGTATTACAAGCAGAGCAAGACCTTCAAAGAGCAGACACAGAAGCAAATCGTGTTAAGCTTCAACAAGCACAAGCTAATCTTGTTAGAACACAACAAGAGATTCAGAGTTTTGGACAACAAAAAGCAACAACAGCTCAGCAAAACTTCGGATTCTTCCAACAATTACAGCAAACAGATCCTCAAGCAGCAGATCAGTTTGCAAGATTAACTGGTATTTCTCCTTCAGAAAAAGAGCTAGCAGAAGTTGATAGAATAAGGGCGCAAACACTTGAAATAGCAGGAGAAGTAAGTCCAACAACTGGAGGTAAAAATATTAACATCGAAGCAGTTTCAATAGGAGAAGCTCTTCCTTTAAATTCATTGGGTAATTCTGGACAGGTTCTTAGAACAGATCGTCATAATAACCCTATTGCAGACAAAGCTTATAATGTGTTAATTGAAAGATTAAAAGAAGGAGGATTGGTAGAAGGAGTTGATTTTGGAGTAGGAGAAACAACACAAGGTATAGATACAGATGGAGTTGCAACTATTATGTATAAAGATGCAACAACAGGTGTTAAAGGATCTATTATATCTCTTGAAGGAGGTACTATAGGCAGTTGGTATGCTAACCCTTCTTATGGAGGTTCTACCAAGGTTTTACAAAGAATGCGAGAACTTACAGGGAAACCAGTAACAAACCTCAATGCACAACAAACATTTAATAATATGACAGCTCAGCAGCAAACAGATATTGTTAAAACAATTTATAGTCATGAAGGAGGAACTCAAATGTTTAAAACTTCCCCAGAAACAAAACAACTTAAAAATGAGGTAACATCTCTTTTGATAGGAATAGGAGGTACAGCAGAAGAAAGAGAAAACCTTAAAACACTTATTTTTGAACAAATAGATGGTGGTAATATAAATAACATACAAGATGTGAAATCTAAATTTGGAGTAAAGAGTACTACAGATAAAGAACTTCAGTCTAATGTTAACAGTGCAATTACAGATGTTAGAAAGAATTTTAATGAAATTAATGATGCAGCAATAAGAGCTTTGGCAATATCTGAAGGTGGAAATAGTGGTGTTGCAGATCTTGGTCTTGTAGTATCATTCTTGAAAAACATTGATCCAGGTTCAGTTGCTCGTGAATCAGAAGTTGATGCAGTAGCAAATGCAAGAGGTGTTTTAGATGGATTTGAGGCTCTTACAAAGAAGTTTACTACAGGTGAAAAATTAACTGACAAACAGAGACAACAAATTGTTGACGCAATTACACAAATTAAAGAAGCTGTAGCAGCTAAGGCACTTGAAGACTTTTTATTAGCTAATAAAGAAATAGAAGATCGAGGATTAACTTCTACAATACCACAATTTGAACTTAGAAAAATAGAAGAAGCAGCTACACCTAAAAATGTATTTGCAGTAAGAAGAGATCTTGATATCTTTGACATAGAAGAAGCTCAGCCAGAAGATTTTGAAATAATGAGCAACGAAGACTTCCTTAATTCAGGAGCTGCAGCACTAACAAATGAAGAATTTTATAACCAATAAAAATGGCAACATTACAACAAGCACTAGACCAAGCACGGGCTAACCCAAATTCTCCTTTTGCAACAGAGCTAAGAAGACGTATAGAGGCAGGTCTTTTTGATGAACAAGCACTTGCTGAAGGAATAGATTTACCTGGAAGAACACAGACAACATTAACTCCTTCTCAGCAAGAATCACAGCCACAATTAACAGCAAAACAGCTAGAACTAGCTGAGCAAATAGGGGGTGCGCAATTAGGTGTTCAGACAGCCACAGAACCTGTTGCCCCTACAAAAGGAATATCAGAGTTTGAGTTTAAGGCAATGACTCCTGAAGCACAGGAAAAATTTAAAGCGCAAGGAGGTCTTATAAGAACAGAAGAGCCTAGAAATAAGCTAAAAGAAGCTGTTATAGGAGAGTTTGAAAAAGGAGCAGCCAAAATAGGTGAAATAGAAAGAAAAGCAGCTTTAGGTGAAGTTCCTTTAGCAGAAGCGCGCTTGACAGCAGCTACAGAGTTGCCACTAATAGGAATTAAGGCAATTTGGGCTCCTGTTGGAGAACTATTGAAAGAACCTATTAGCGCAGGTATTGAAAAAATAAATGAAAAGATGTTAGAGACAGGCAGAGAAATTGCTCAGGAAAAAGTTGACAGAGGAGAAATAACAGCAGAACAATTAGAGCAAGAGGCACAAAATTTTGCTCAAGCAAATAAAGAAATGCTTATAAAGCCTTACACTGATTATAAAAATTTTTACGATGAACAAACCCCAAGAGTTAAGAATATTCTTGACGGATTGTTTAATATTGGAGAACTTGCTACTGAAATTGTAGGATTTGGAACTGGAAAAAGGGTTGTTAAAGAAGTGGCTGAAGAAGCTGTTGAGCAAATTCCTAAAGGTATTAAAATGACAGGTGATTTTGCTAATAAAATAAAAGAGCAATCTGCTAAAATTATTGAATTAAAAAACAAACGTGCAAGCGCTAAAAATCAAGCAAGAATTACTAAAATAGAAAAAGAGCTAGATAAATTTGTAACAGAAGTATTGCAACCTCCAACAGGAGTATTGAAACAAGACATATTTGGAGAAGTGCCATTAAGAGGTGTTGAAGAAGCTAGGAAAGTAATTAAACAGGCAGATGATTTTTCTGATATAAACACACAGCTTAAAACAGTTGGCGACAGCTCTATTAATGAGGTTGATAGAATTATAGAGCTTTTACCTCCTACAGATATAGGGGAAGATTATTTAGCTCCACTTAAAAACAGAATTACAGAGCTTGCTAAAGACGCTAAAAATGAAAGGCTTGTGAAAAAATATAATCAAATTCTTGAAGCAGAAACAAAAAACTTAGAAAATGCAGGAGGTATATTTGATTTAAAGACAGCTCAAGAAATGAAAAAAAGAGCTAATAAAGACCTATCGAATTTCTTTACAAAAACAAAAGAACCTACTCCGATTGAAGCAGCAGAAATACAAGCAAGAAACTTAATCAGAGAAGGTTTAATGAAAGAAATCGAAAAAGCAGGGTTTAGTCATGGAGTGTTTAACATTGGTGATTTGAACAGAACCTATGCCGGACTTAGCGATGCTCAAGCTTGGCTTGGAGGAATAGAGGCATCCCTACGAAAGAAGCCAACACCGACAATGTTGCAACAAATAACAGAAAGGATTCCTTTTATTTCTGATTTATTACAAGGAAGAGTGCAAAGACTGCCTTCTCATGCTGGAGACTTGATTAACATTTTACCACAAAGAACAAAAGAAATTGAAAAACTAAGGAAACAGCTTGAAAAAAGATTAGGTGAAAAAATAACATTAGAGCCTACTAGCGCAAAGCCAATAAAACCTCTTGATGTTGGAATTACGAAAAAACTAGAAGAAGTGGAATGATTTTGATAACTTTTTAAACAAAACAATCAAAACTGCAAAAACAGGAACAATAATTAAAAGAATTGGAAATATAATAAAAAGAATCAACCATGCAATGTTTTTCATAACATATAAATTATTTACCACAACTATACACATTTTAACAATCCTGTCAAGTGTGTGTTAAAAATGATTTTTATAACTGTATTCATATACCTCAATGTTTTCAGAAAGACACATTTCGCATTCCATAACATCAAAATTAAAAATATAATTTAAGCCCCTTTAGTTTTTCAAATCTGTCATAATAATCAAGTCCTTGTTCAATTAATTTAATGTCTGCTTTTTGCAATGCTTTTAAGAGAGAGAGTTGTTTTTCAGTAGCATTATTGCGCTGTCCTTTTTCTGAACTTCCGAATACAAGTTTATTTATCATTTTAGCTTCATTGGAATATTCAAACCAAGGGGTGTTTGGTTTTTGATTAAATAGTGCATCATTAACTTTTTTAAATCCATCTCCGCACTCATCTCTAAATTCAATTAAATTATCATAAAGCCATTTTAAACAAGTAACCTTGAAGTCTACCGACAACCACATTGCGAAATCAACAAAAACATAGGGATGAATCCATGTTCCACCGTTATTTCCTCTTTTTGCCTGAACTACGCCATTTTCAAATTCACGCTAATTGGCGTTATTTTGTAAGTCGCTTAATACAGCGTTTTTAAGTTTCCTTGTTTGTTTATTGTCTAGGTAGTCTTGTATACGCTTTTTTTCTCCAGTCTGATTATTATATATTAAATAAAAACCATTGTCAAGCAAATTGACATTTTTGTTTCAATGATGTAAAGTAAACACACTTAATATTAGCTTATGGTGATATTTGAACCCAAAGCAGACAGAGATTTAAGTAAGCTCGATCAAAGATTTAAAAAGAAAGTTGTCCTATTTATTCAAGAAGTAACGCCTCTTGGGGTTTTTGTTACGGAAGCATGGCGAAGTCAAAAGAGGCAAAGCTACTTACGAAAAAAAGGACTATCAAGAGTAATTACAAGCTATCATCAGAAAGGATTAGCAATTGATGTAGCTTTTGAAGACGATACACGCACAAAACAGATTGAAAGGGAGTTATACCCCGAAGACTTTGAACGATGGCGTGAGGTGGCAGATATAGCCAAAAAATACGGCATTGATTGGGGATATGACTTATGGAAGTGGGACAAACCACATTTTCAAGACAACGGAGAAGAATATGTAGATAAGAAAAAAAGTAAATGGGAGAAGGAAAAAAAAGAATCTATAGTTTGGGCAATTAAAAGCAAAATAGCATTAGGATGGAATAATGCACCAGAAAGTAAAAAAGAAATGGCAGTAATGCTTCATCGTTTTTATACAAAGTATATTTGTAAGAAAAAACTGGATGGAAAAACTAAATCAAATAAGGGAAGTCATAATTGAAGGTTCACTTTGTCATAATATGCGACTGAAAGAGTCTTTTGAAAATAAAGACTGACAAGCCGTAAAAGCAGAGCTAGACTTCCATAACACAGATATACTCGAAATAATTGAAGAAGCACGAGAACACATAACAGACGAAGAACTTGGAGAAATTCTAAAAACCTCAAGAGAAAGTTTTAATTTTTATCAATATATACATGACTAAAGCACCACTAGAATCCAAAACAATACAAGGAGCATTAATAATGTTCCTTACAGGCTTATTTTCTCTCCTTGGTATAGACTATGACCAAGCACACCTAACAGAGCTTCTAACGGCAATTGCGTTTATTTTTGGGTGTATCAGGACTATTTACGGAAGATTTAAAGCAACAGGTAAAATTTCTTTAAATAAATAAAATGAAAACAACTGAAAAAGACTTTGAATTATTTAAAAAAGAATGTGAATACTGGATTGATTTTTTTGGATTAACAGAATGGGAAGTAGACATATTACATCAGAATCATCCTAAAGGAGGAAAAGGTGAAGCATGGAACTGGAATAAACCAGGAGATCAATATTGTCAGATAGGACTTTGTAAAGATATTGAACATGAAATTTATTGTAGTTTTGAAGAGATAGCATTTCATGAAGTATGTCACCTTTTGCTAGCAAAGTTGTATTGGGTAGGAAGCTGTAGATACGCACAGCTAGAAGAGTTAGGAACAGCAGAACATGAAGTCGTAAGAAGACTAGAAAACTCAGTATTTAAATATTTTAATAAATAAATTTATTTCATGGGACGGACACTTAGTTTCTTACGTGGAGTATAGTTAGCCGTTTCGGAGGATAGACAAACACACAAAACCATCCCACTTTATTGTTAGACTTTTGAATTTGAGACATGTTTAAAAGCCTGATAATAACAATCAGAATAAAATGGTGCCGGAGACGAGATTCGAACTCGTAAATCCTTGCAGGGAAACTGAACGAGAATAAACTCGTCAAAAAATCACATTTTGTCATTACGCCCCTTTTTCAAGGGACGTTTATGGGGTGCATATACAATGTATATATTTTAAAAACAAAATTATATACATAAAGACTTTTTGCCCAGCACAAGCATAAAATATATGTATAGTGCATGTAGTAAATTACAATAAACTTGACATAATTTTACAGTAAAATTACAATAATTATGCTAGGACATGAAGCGACAAGCCTTAATTGGTGGCTGGTTTGCACTCTAACGACCAAGTGGGAAAAGGAGTAAAGCAGTATACAAATTATTCAAACTAATCAATTCTGTTGGCAGAGGTCATGCTAGCTACAAGTTCTCCTCTGCTCGTGTCCTAGCACTTATAATTATGAAAGGAGAAAGAATTTTAAAATTTGGCGATATAGAAGTTTGGTTTGACGAAAGTTCAACCATTAATTTTGAAGACACAGATTTGCCTGACGAAGAAAGAAAGGAGTTGAGGCTTCAGCCTTCTGATTTATCTGTCTTATATGCAGCTTACAGACAAATGGAAAAAGAAGAGTGTGAAAATAAAAAATGGTGAAAGTGCCGTTGTGGTTGTGAGTACTGCCCTGTTTGCTTAAACGGCTGTCCTCAATGTGGAAGAGGGAGATTAAAGGTGCGCTCAGGCAACACTAATAAAGCAACTCTTGACAACCAAGATTAATTTTACTAACCTTCAGATGTTTTAGGTTTGCACCCGCTAGAGCAAGTTTAAAACTTGATGATTATTTTCTAGCGGGAATAATCATTTTTTATTTTTTTATTCAAATTATTATGAAAACTTATGTAATTAAAAAAGAGAAGGATTTAGAAAAATTTAAAGATAAAAATGGTTATTATGTAAGTGGAAATCTTAAAGTTGAATGTTCTCTTGAATTTCCAAAAAGATTATATGTAGCAGGAGATTTGTATATCAAAGCAGGAGAGTATATCGAAGCAGGAGGGTATATCGAAGCAGGAGGGTATATCGAAGCAGGAGAGTCTATCAAAGCAGGAGAGTATATCGAAGCAGGAGGGTATATCGAAGCAGGAGAGTATATCAAAGCAGGAGAGTATATCAAAGCAGGATGGTATATCAAAGCAGGATGGTATATCGAAGCAGGAGGGTATATCGAAGCAGGAGGGTATATCGAAGCAGGAGGGTATATCGAAGCAGGATGGTATATCGAAGCAGGAGGGTCTTATGGAATATCTGCTGGTTTATATATCTCAACCAAAGGAGTTATTAAGTTTGGATTAAGAATATTTGCAGGGATTTGCGCTTGGAGAAAAATAAATGAGAAAGAAAAAACTATCACATGCTCAAAATTAGAGGATGGAGATGTGGGATATGGCATATTGAATATTATAGATAATGAAAAAGTAAAAGAAATGACACTAAAATAAATATGCAAAGAACTTGGAAGAGAAGTTAAAATAATTAAAGAATAATAAGGTAATTATATATAACTTTATACTAAGGAAGGATATGTAGTTTTATCAATTGAAAAAAAATGAACCTAGACACACTTGAACACCAACTAAACAGCCTCGCTCAATACGTAGCGAGTAAATACGAAGAGACAGCATTTGTATTTTGGAAGAAAGCGATAGTAGGAGGCGTGCTAAGAATCGGAGAGTACGATTACACCGTAGCAGAGCTTATGGAGATAGTACGCCTCAATCCGAGCGAATCAGAGCTGTATCAGTATAATGAACAAAAGGGCTTCCCAAAGGCTAAGCCTTTAAAACATTTCACATGCAACAAGTAAAAAAAATACAATCAGAGTTCTCAAAATCACTTAAAAATTGGCACGATATGCTTTGGGATTTTAACTATGCTTGTGAGAAGAATCAAATTAAACCGGAGCGTTATTCAGACGAAGACTTAATGTACGCAACTAAAATATTTATGGAGGTTTTAAGTAATATTCAAATCCATAGAATGATGGATAAAAAAACTAAACTAAAAACAGCATGTGTAATGCAGGAAGATTTAGGAGCTGAATTGAAAAATTTTATAAAAAAATGGACAGGAATTGACACAACTAAATTTTATAAATAGCTTGATTTTATAAAAAATGTGTGCAATAGTGGGGGTGCAATGAAGTGGAAGGCATTGCTAAACAGTTAAATTTAGGTGAGTAGCTTCTTTCCACAGTCGCTACGACTAGCTACTCACCTAAGCTTAACTGTTTTTTTAATATGAAAAAATCATTCATCCTTCACAACGACTCACTCAAAATAGAATCAAAACTAAACGACAAACAATTAGGAAAACTTTTCAGAGCAATTATAAAATATCAGACAGGAGAAGTTTTGGATTTACCTTTTGAAATAGAAATAGCATTTGAATTTTTTAAAAATCAATTTGATAGAGATATAGAAAAATATAAGTCAATATGCAAAAGAAACGCAGAGAATGGGTCAAAGGGAGGAAGACCAAAACTAAACCCAACTAAACCCAAAAAACCCAGTGGGTTATCTGGAAACCCAAACAAACCCAAAAAAGCCGATAGTGATAGTGATAGTGATAGTGATAATAAGAATAATCTATCCCAAGAATTGGAAAAAATTATTTTAACCTGGAACGAATTAAAAAATTATGACACGAACTGGAAGGGGATTAGAAAACAAACTGAAGACTTGCGAAGTGATTATAAAAAAATAAGAGGAAATACCTCATGGGAAGATTTTAAAAAAGAATGGAACTACGCGATTAACACATACGTAAAAGAAATAGAAGGCAGAAAAGAAGGAACGGGTTATTTTAATCACCGATTTACATTGCAAGAATGGATAAAACAAAAAAACGGATTTAAAAAGTTTTATAACATAAATTAAATGCAAAAAGTAAACATTAAAAACTATATAGACTGGCAGGAATATGAAAAAATAGCAACAGATAAGAATAAAGGTTACTACGAATTAGAACATATTTCTACAATTTATGACGAATTAGAAAAATTTAAGTTTGATGAGATTAAAACAGAATTTTACTTTGATAATAATAAGGTTTTTATACGAGGAGCGGTAACTAGAATAGGAGCGTACTCAAATATCGGTAAGTCTAAGTTTGCTTATTGGGTTGAGTCAATGATGCTTAGGAATGGATATGCCGGTCTGCATTTTTCTACTGAAGTTGTCTCCCCACTTGTGCTAGCTAATTTAATTTCAATTTTTGATCAAGTAGATTTTGGAAACGTAGTTAGTAAAAAACATATTCCAACAAAAGAGTGCAGAGAAAAAACAGCAAGATTACAGATTTATGATTCGAAAAGAGGATCTTTGTATCTTGAAAACATAAAAGATTATATTATTGCAAACGGAGACAAGGCTATTGATTTTATTGTAATTGATTTTTGCCAAAGTGTTTTTGATTATCAGAGAAATTACAGGGATTACGAAAGAATGAGTGCTTATGCTTTGGAGCTTCAACAGATTGCACAAAAATTTAATATATGCGTGATAGACCTTTCACAACTTGCAAACGATGCAGTAAAAAACGACTATAAGCAAAGTGGATTTATTGCCTATAAAGGAAGTGGAGGACTTTATGCAAGTGCAGATATAGGAATACAGTTAACAAGAAATAAACAAGAAAGTCCTGATTTGTTAGTGTGTGAGATTAGAAAACATAAATTTTACAAAACTTCTGATATGTCATTTAAAGTAGATTTTGCAACAGGTCAGATGAAACTTGATGATTTAAATTACAGAAAAGAGCAAAAAAGAATCCCTAACTTATAAAAATGTTATTTGAACCAGACGTTGAAAAAATGATAACAAGACCAGAAACAGCAAGAGATGAGTTTCTTGATGAATTTGCAGAGTACGAATTTTTTTGGAAAAAAATAGAGCAAAAACAGCCACGAGTTAATTTTTATACAGCATTTAAAGAGTTTAAAAATGAATTACCGGTTCTTTTAGAGATTAAAAGCAAATACGAATCTAGTGAAATGTACAGATATAAAAGACTGCAAAGGCTATTGAGAAGCAAAAAAGAATTAGATGTTGAAAGAGCAAGAAATGTAGAGATTGAAAAAATACTAGATGCACTTGGAATAGAACATTGCCGTAATAGATGCAAAACGCCGTTTACAGAAGGAAAAAACAAAACTACCATGTCATTCAAGCAAAATTTATTTTATTGCTTTAAAACTCAAAAAAAAGGTGATTCTATAAAATTTGTAATGGAACTGTTAGGCAAAAACTTTGTCGAAGCGGTAAATTATCTTTTAATCGTTTGATTATGGAGCATATCTCAAAAATAATTCCTCGCACCGAAACATACAAAAGATATTTTTGCAAAAATTGTAAAAAAACAAAAAACGTATGTAAGTGTGGGAAACACAAAAAGAGTATTTATTAAACTTTAATTTATGCTAGAAAAATATATAAACAAAGTAACTTGTGGGGATTGTTTGTCAGTAATGAAAAAATTACCTGATAAATGTGTTGACTTAATTTTAACTGATCCACCTTATATACTTGATGATTCAAAGCCTGGTTCGTGTGGGGTAATGAATCTTAATAAATTTACAAGAGATGATTATTCTTCTCTGACAAATGGATTTGATGTTCCTAATTTGTTTTGGGAGTTCCACAGGGTTCTAAAGAAATTTAATTTGTTTTGTTTTTGTTCAAATAAACAAATTTCAAGAATAATGCAATGGGGAGAAAATTTGGGATATTTTACAACTCTTCTTGTTTGGCATAAATATAATTCAGCTCCTTTTGCTAATGGTGTATGGAGGCAAGACCTTGAATTTTGTGTGCATATAAGAGAAAAAGGGGCTTATTTTGAAGGCAATGCGAGGGAAAAACAAAAATTATGGAGAGGTGCAAGCGTATCTAATCAAATTCATCCAACGCAAAAGCCTTTGGAATTGATTGGTAAATACATAAAAATAGGAAGTAATAAGGGCGACTTAGTTTTAGATTGTTTTGGAGGAAGTGGCACAACCGCCAGAGCTTGCAAGGACTTAGGAAGAGATTTTATTTTAATAGAAAAAGAGAAAAAGTATTGCGAAATTGCAAAACAGAGACTTTTACAAGAGTTATTATTTTAACACACAATTATGTTTGAAAACACTCAACCAGACTTTATTGCACAAAAAATATACAACCAAATACTAAAAACCCCTAGATCCTACGCATCCTACCTACAAGAAGAAACCATGGAAACTAACTCACATTAAAGGAGAAGTAGAATAAAGAGAAATAAACCACAGTGGAGGTGGATGTAAGAATATTAGACAAAGATCAATAAAAATAGTCTAAAAAAAGTAAAGGAAAATACTTGACAACAGTTGAAAGGTTTGATACACTTAGTTCAGTCAGTAAGTCGCAGACATCGAAGTTACAAACTACTTCTCGCAAATTGCAGACTGACACACAGGAGTACATAGTCCCTTAGAAAGGCTGACGAAGCGAAAGCAGAAACTATGTACTCCTACCTAGAGCCATTAACCCTAACTAAAATGACAGATTATTACCAAGACGAAGATCTAGATTTACAAAACCCTCTCTACTGGTACGACCTAGAACCAGAGGAGGATATTAGCCCCGAACAACTATGAATATAATAGAAATAAAACCAGAAATACAGCCAACAACTGTAGACGGATATATTAAGCTTATTACAGATTTAGCAAAAGCTTATGATGAAGCGGTAAAGGAATTTTCTAAAAGCAGAAAACTTCCTTTGACTAAAGAAGAAGAAGCGAAAATGTGGAAAAATATTTAATCACTTAATTAATATTATGAATAAAGATGAAATAATAAGGCTTCTCAATGAATACAAACAAGAAGAAGTAGAAAACTTCGCTTCATACTGTATTCGCTTGAAGTTGGCAAAAAAGAAAGACGGCTCTCTGCAAAATGCTTGGATGCAGTCTAGGACAAGTCAGCAAATGGCAACGCTGTTTAAAAGAGTATCAGCAGAAGGTTTGGTTTTTGACGGCATACACGTAACGCTTCAATCAACTGGCATAAGCTATGACTATATTGCTTACAAGAACAAAATGTTTCTGTCTTATCCTGAAAGTACAGTAGATGTTAGTTTGGTTTACGAAGATGATGAATTTAGCTTTAAAAAAGAAAGTGGGAAGGTTACTTACTCTCATTCAATCGGAGACCCCTTTGGTCAGACTGAACAAAAAATAAAAGGAGGTTACTGCGTAATTAAGAACAAAAGAGGAGAGTTTATAACCTTATTAAGCAAATCAGACATAGACAAGCACCGGAAGGTTGCAAAAACTGATTATATTTGGAGGAATTGGTTTGCCGAAATGGCACTAAAGACAGTAATTAAAAAAGCTTGCAAACAGCATTTCTCTGATATTTTCCAAAACATTGAAACAATGGACAACGATAATTATGATGTCGAAAGTCCCTTAGGGATAACAATAGAACAAAAACAAGAGATTGAATCAATAAATACTCTGGAAGACTTGGCAGAATATGCAATGAAGAATACAGGCAAAGGAAAAGACTTTGACTTATCAATCTCTAACCGAAAAAAACAACTAGATAAAAATTTTACTAATTAACAAATATTTATTATGTCAAAAATTCAAATTGTCCCACAAGAGTTTTCAAATCTTGAGAAGAGTGAAGCTCAAGAAATTGAAAAAGTATTTAAACCAATGGTAGAAATGTTAAAAGAAATGGAGAAAGAGTATAATGAGATTGTTTCAAAGAAAGAAATAAATCAAAATCTTTGTTCAGATGCAAGAGAATTGAGATTAAGAATTGTTAAAACAAGAACTGGTGCAAATAAAATCAGAGAAGAAAAAAAGAAAATTTATTTAATTAAGGGAAATGCTATACAGGGTTTTTATAATATATTTTTGTCTGCTGTTAAAGAAAGAGAGGATAATTTGTTGAAAATTGAAAAATATTACGAAAATATAGAAAAAGAAAGATTGAAAAACTTGCAAAAAAGCAGAGAGAATGAATTATTGAAATATGAGGTAGAAAATGTGGAAGGTTTAAATTTGTCAGAAATGAGCGAAGATGTTTGGAGCAACTTTTTAGCTGGAACAAAGACAAACTATGAATCTAAAAAAGAGGCTGAAAGAAAAGCTGAAGAGGAAAGGATTGAACTTCAACGCAAAAAAGAATTGCTAAACAGTAGGGAGAAAGAGGTGGCAGTTTATACTTACTTAAATGTTGCTTTTGACTTAACTTTGGAAACTACAGAAGATGAATATTGTAAAATAATGGAAAAACTTAAAAAGGCAAAAACAGATTATGAAATAGAACAAGAAAAAATTAAAAAAGAAAAAGAAGAAGCAGTAAAAAAGCAAAAAGAAATAGAAGCTCAACAAGAAAAGGATAGAAAAGAGGCTAAGAAGAAACAAATTGAAGCTGAGGCTAGGATAAAGGCAGAGAAAGAAGCTAAAGAAAAGCTAGAAAGAGAAAAGAGAGAGAAAGAAGAGAAGGAATTAAGAAAAAAGATAGAAGAGGAAAACAGGATAAAGGCTGAGGCAGAAGAAAAAGAAAAGGCTGAAAAGAATAAAAAATACTTAGACTTTTTGAAAGAAAACAATTTTGATAAAACTAAAATGGAGGTTAGGCAAGAAGGTAATAAATTTACTATTTGGGAAAAAATATCAGAAATAACAATATAACAATGAAAATTCATAACATAGAACAACAAAGTCCCGAATGGTTTGAGATAAGAAAAGCAAAACTTTCAGCTTCTCACGCTCAAGCAATCGGAACGGCAGGCAAAGGACTTGAGACTTATGTTTATAAGCTAATGTCAGAATATTTTTCAAGTGGAGAAATAGAACACTATTCAAACAAGCACACAGAAAGAGGAAACGAACTAGAAGACCAAGCAAGGTGTTTATACGAACTAAAAACATGCAAAAAGGTCGAAGAAGTTGGATTTATTGAACTAGACGAATATGTAGGGTGCAGTCCAGATGGACTCATAGGAGAAGAGGGAGGTATTGAGATTAAATGCTTCGATGACACAAAACACTTTAGACTTGTGAATGGTAAGGACAAGGTAGAAAAAAAACACATTTGGCAAATACAGATGAACTTATTGATAACAGGTAGAAAATGGTGGTCTTTCGTAGCGTATAACCCAAACTTTGAAAAAAGCTTGTATATTGAAAAGATTGAGCCGGACGAAGAAATGCAACAAAAACTAAAAGAAGGAATTGAAAAAGGAAAAAAACTAATTCAAGAAATATGCAAAAAGTACAAGAAATAATGCGGCAAGTAGTTAATAACTACCAAGACATAGACGGTCTTATGAAGGCACAGTTTGAACTTGCGCAAATAAGCTACCAATTAGCAGAAGATTATTCATTCAAAAGAAAGCAATGCAAATTAAAAGGCAAAAGATTAGACGAACAAGAAAATAATGACTTTTTGAACTATAACAACGAAAGCAATCTAAACACAACAACCGCCAAAGCAATGGCAAAGAGTGCAAGGAACAAGGACAAAGAAAAAGAAGTAATCAAGCTTGAAGCAGAATACAAAGGAAATGATGTCGAAATAAGGCAGATTAATAGGTTCTTATCGGCAATTAATCAACAAGTGGCATTTTTACGACAAGAATTTAACCAAACAAATTATAATAATGGATAAAGGAGACAAAAAATACTTTCTTAACTATGTTGAAGATGTTGACCCTGTGAAGATAAAAGGGAGGTTTTACAAGAAAATTAAATGCAAATGTGAATGTGGTAATTATGTTGTTTTATTTAAAAATAATTTTAGCTATGAGGGAACAAGCAAATAATAGAAGAGATAATCTTGTGATAAAAACGGAAGATGGAGAAATTACATTATCAGATTTTTGCCTAAAGTATAATGTTGATTACTATAGAATTTATCACAAAGTCAAAAGAGGTGATAATTATAAAGATATTCTCAAGCAAGAGAGACAACAAACTAAACACCAATAATGAAAATAAGAATAAACCCAATATCTGTAAACAAGTGCTGGAAAGGAAGAAGGTTTAAGACTTCTGAATATAAAGCATGGAGAGAAATGTTTTGTTTACTTGTTAATACAACAGATAAAGATCTAGAGCCTACATTTGCACGCCTAGAGTTCGGTTTAAAAGCTTTTAAGACAACAGACCTAGACAACCTAATCAAACCAACTCTAGACGCTATAACAGAAGCAGGAGTGATAAAAGACGACCGTTTCATAGAACAATTAGTTACATTCAAAAAAAAGGTAAAGGAAAAGGATGATGAATATATAAATATAACATTAGCCTAATGGAAACTAAAAAAAAAACACTAACGGCAGGACAACAGAAACTTAAAAGCTACCTAGAAGAAATGGTACATCAAAGACAAGAGAGAAT